TCAGGAATGGTTTAAAAGGCGTAATCGCTTTAATTTTGGATTTATTCCTAGTGATGAGCAAATAAGAACTAGGATTAATTCTGAGCTTGAGGAACTTAGGTTAGATATTATTTCTAAGGGATGGCCTAATTATAGAAAAGATGTTGCAAAATCTTTTTCTAATAATTTTAAAACAATGGTGATTATATTAAACTTTCTTGGAACTAGAACATTAAATTATAATCCGGAGTTGGCTTCTCTTTTAAAACCACCAATTAGAAAATTATCACCAACATTGCCTAAAACTTGGGCTGAAAGGGAACAGAAAGAGCCCATAGAAGACATTCAGCTATGTTTTTCAAAAACTTATAAGGAACCGAATGATACTCTGGAAAATGGAGAAACGTAAAATATCGGAGCTAAAGTGTTATGAAAAAAACCCACGAACGCTTAGTGATAGGGAAAATAGGCAGCTGTCCAACTCATTGGAGAAATTCGGACTGGCTGATAAACCCGTTCTTAACCTCGACAACACCATTATCGGGGGCCACCAGAGAATCTCGATTCTTCAAGAAAAAGAAATCGAGGAAGTTGAATGCTCTATCCCCTCTCGTTTGCTTAACGAAGAGGAAATCAGAGAACTTAACGCACGTCTCAATCTTAATGGCGGCTCTTGGGATTACGATATTCTTGCTAATTCTTATGATGTAGGAGATCTACTTTCATGGGGATTTGAGGAGGATGAGCTGGGATTGGGGAAACCTGAGAAGCCTAAAAAGAAGATTAAATATACGATTTCTTTAGAGTTCTCAGACCAAGAGACAATGTTGAATTACATTCAGAAGTGTGAAGAAATCGCACAAGAGTCTTCCGCTAAAATGAAGGTGAAAGGATGATGTTTGTTGTGGTTATTGATTTACATTTAAATATACACAAGCGTTGTTGTGTATATCAGGCTAAACGAAAAAAGATTTAGAACAGGGTAAAAGGATGAGAGCTAAACCAAATCCAAAGGGGGTTCCAATTCTAAAGAAAAAAATAGATAATAGTCGAGAATATGTTTTAAAGCTTGCTCAACTAGGATGTACTAATGAAGAAATAGCTGATATTGCTGGTATGTCAGTAAGTTCTCTAAAAAAGCATTTAAAAAAGGAAATGGATGAGGGGCGTGGTAATCTTAGGCAATCTCTTAGAAAAGCTCAGATTGAAGCGGCTATAAGAGAGAAAAACACGGGAATGCTAATCTGGCTTGGAAAATGTTATCTTGGACAGAAAGAGCCAAAGCATAATATTGAACATTCAGGTGCATTAACAATAGAAAAAGTTACTTTTTCAAGGAAGGAGAAAAAATAAAATGTGGGTGCAAGTAGGTGATAGAAACCTTGTTAATCTTTCGCGGGCAAATGGTATATATTATACTAAATGTGAAAAAGAAGTAGTCGCTGATTTTGGTGATGAAAATTATATTCTTAAAAGAGGGGTCGATAAAGAAGGCGCTAAAATATATATAAAAGAACTATATATTGGTTTAGTCAGACCGGAATAATAGAAATGGCAAAAAAGATTAAGATTCCAGATCTTATCCCGCGTCCTTATCAGCTTCCATTCTTTGAAGCAATGGATGATGGATTTAAAAGAGCTGTTCTTGTCTGGCACCGACGCGCAGGAAAGGAGATGACATGTTGGAATTATATGATACGGGAAGCGGCTTGTGGGCGTGTTGGTACTTATTGCTACTTTTTCCCGACCTCGCGCCTTGGACGGCGAATCTTATGGGATGGGGCGAATAAAGATGGAAAACGCTTTATTGATTATGTTCCAAAAGAAGTTATAAGAGGAAATCCAAATAGTGTTGAGATGAAAATTGAGCTTATAAATGGCTCAGTTATTCAAATCATGGGTACTGAGATGATCGTAAACGTTGGTATCAATCCGATTGGATGTGTATTTTCGGAATTTTCTTTGCAAGACCCAAAAAGCTGGGACTTTGTTAGGCCTATTCTTCGTGAAAATGAAGGATGGGCTGTTTTTAATTTTACTCCAAGAGGAAGAAACCACGCTTACGATCTTTTTTTAATGGCTCAAGACAATCCAGAATGGTTTTGTCAAAGACTAAGCATTAAAGCCACGAGTGTTCTTACAGACGAGGACATGGAGAGAGAAAGAAAAGAGGGAATGAGTGAAAATCTCATTCAACAGGAATACTTTTGTAACTTTGACCAAGGAATTGATGGATCCTTTTACGCAAAACATTTTAATCAAGCAGATAAAGATGGGAGAATAACAAGTGTTCATTACGATCCTTATGCTCAAGTTGACACTTATTGGGATTTGGGTGTACGTGATAGCACGTCCATAATCTTTGCCCAAAATGTTGGTCAAGAAATCCACATCATAGATATTTATTCCAATGAAGGAGAAGGCCTTGAGCATTACTCAAGAGTCATAGAACAGAAGGCCAAAGAGGGGATGTGGCAGTATGGTGGTCACTATGCTCCTCATGATATTCAGGTCCGTGAATTAGGACATGGAGCTAAAACTCGTCTTCAGATGGCTAAAGAACTTGGATTGCACTTTAATATTGTCCCTAATCTCTCCGTTCATGAGGGAATTGAGATGGCAAGAGCAATGTGGCATAAATTATGGATTGACAAAAATAATTGTACTTTTTTATTAAAGTGTGTAGAAAATTATCATAGAGTGTATAATGAAAGATTAAATGTGTACTCGGATAAGCCTTGTCATGACTGGAGTAGTCATTTTTGCGATGCATTTCGGTATATGGCGGTCATGCAAAATAAAAATAGAAGACACCAGATGACTGAAGAGCAGGCCAATGACATGGAAAAGATGTATGCAAAGAGATTTTAGAATAACGTCTGAGGTAAAAGAAGAATAACTCGAGATTTCTTCGAAAGGGCGGTGGTTAACTCTAGCTGGCATTCCGGAAGCTTCCGCTAGAGAAGTAGGACGTAATTCTTTTTGAGGTTTTTATGAATAAAAGAGTGACTTTAAAACCACACAGCAGGCAAGTTAGGGCTAGCACCACCAAATCCGCAAAAGCTAAAACAAAAAGCAAAAGCGGTAGAGGAACTCAGGCTCCAGGAACAAAGCTCATTTATAATGGGACACTACATTGAAAGAGGACCACATCAGAGCAAAGAAATGGATTAAAGGTGCTATTAAAAATAAAAGCACACAATCTCCAGCCCGAACATTAAAAATTGCAAACGACTGTAATAAAGGTTTGCAAGCTAAATTTAGAAACGCTCAAAATAAAACGAAGTAAAGATATACCAGTTACATACTGGTAGCATCATCTAACAAATGCGGCAATTAGGCCGCGACGTCAGGTTGATCACCTCCACCATGCTACCACATGGGCGTCGCATCCTTTCCATGGTAGGGGAAAGAACCAACAGGAAAGGTGTGCGATGGTTTATAATACCGATTTAGGAATTATCCAGGCATTTGATGAGTACTTTAATGAAGCCTATTATGCATGGGACCCGTTTTTTCCTGAGGCTGACAAAGATCTACGCTTCTATTTAGGAGATCAATGGGACGAATCAGAAAAAAGAGCCTTATTTGCAGAAGGTAGAAATACATTTGTATTCAACCGTGTACGACCTGTAATCAATATGATCACAGGATATCAAAGACAGCATCGTCTGTCTTCAATAGTCACTCCTGTAGAAAATTCTGATCAAAAAACAGCAGACCAACTCTCTAAATGCATGCTCCATGTAATGAACTATGGGGAAGGATACCAAAATATTAGTGATTGTTTCTCTGGTGCTGTCAAAACTGGATGGAATCTCGCATCAATATGGTTAGACTACCGAGATGATCCCATCAATGGAGATATAAAATTTGCAAGAGAACCGTGGAACGGGTTTATCCTTGATCCTTATCTTAGTCGCCTGGATCTTAGTGATTGCTCATATCTATTAAGACGTAAATATCTTGGCGTAGACGTTGTTGCCTCATTACTTCCTGGGCAAGAAAAAGAAGTCTACGCCCTTCATCGAATCGGTTGGGAGCGTGACGACAAGTTCACCTGGCTGCCCTATCAGCGCCAACCAAATGGTCAGGACCTCATGGCATATAATGAATTTTATATGCAGCGATGGGAGCCTAAAAAAGTTCTTGTTGATATGGAAACAGGTCAACATCAAGATTGGGAGGGAGATGATGACCTTTTCCAACAATTAAAAGCAATTAATCCAAACTTTGAATTAACTACAAGACAAAAACGATACATTGAGATGCACATTATTGTCAACGACCAAGTAATGCGCACAGAAAATAATCCTTATGGTCTTGATCAATACCCTTTTGTTCCTTTTGTTGGTATATGGGAACCAGAAAGCGATCAATGGGGTCTTAAAGTTCAATCCTTGATTCGATGTATCCGTGATCCTCAAAGGGAGGTAAACAAACGCCGTAGTCAGATGATCGATATCTTAGATAGTCAGATCAATTCAGGATGGATTGCTACAGAAGGAAGCGTTGTTAATCCAAGAAGTTTATTCCAAACATCTCAGGGTAAAGTAATTTGGAGGAATCAAGATGCTGTTCCTGGTTCTGTCGAGAAGATACAGCCGGCTCAGATTCCTCCTTCTATGTTTCAACTTCAGGAACAGTTTGATGCCGATGTAAAAGAAATCGCCGGTGTCAATGATGCTGCTTTTGGAGTTATGGAATCTGGAAATGAAAGCGGCGTTCTTACAATGCTTCGTCAAGGAGCAGCTCTTACTAATCTTCAAGATGTTTTTGATAACCTAAGACATTCTCAGAAGAATTTATCTACATTAGCACTAAAGCTTATTCAAGGATGGACTCCTGAGAAGATTCAAAGAATTATCAATGAAGAGCCAACTAAAGAATTCTATAATCG